AGTTGGCATCATACCATCTTCATTAGCAGTTTTAAATCCAAATAAGTTATCTAAACTAAATGGTGCATACACATCTAGTTTTCTAATATTTTCAGCAAGTGGATCTACTGAACCATATACATCAGCATATACGGTGGCAAAGTATGCATGATAATCTGAGAAGTTAGGACCTTCTACATTCCAATGATAAGCATGCGCCTTGAAGTACATCACATATACGTTTGCAAGTGCTATTTTAAGTGCTGTGGATAATTCGTTCATGTTATATTTATTCCTTTACTTCTTTGTATATTTATGATGTGCAAGACGGTCATTCTCTATCTTACGAACTCTTGATGTCAATCTCATAGCTAAACGATTAATAACTGTTTTGCGTTTAGCTACCATCTTTTCAAGGCGTTCTTTTTCTGCAACTGATAACTTGTTTAATGGTTTCTTAGCAATACGTTTCTTCATAAGACTAATGGCAAGACGCCTAGCGCGTTTGTTTATAGTACCTGTATCTGAATGGCGTTTAAGTGCAAGAACTACTTTGCGTTCACGTTTAGATTTAGTTCTAGCGAATCTAACTCTAGCTTTAATGCGTTCCATTCTAGATAGAACTTCCATTAATACATCTTCTTTAAGATCTGATTCAACTTCTTCACCATCTTCGTCATCTACAATAGCTAATTCATGGTCATCATATGCATCTATAATATCTTCTATATCTTTAACATCATTAACCATTGCATCTAATTCTTGATCTGTTAACTCTTCATCTTCTACTTCTTCAAAGAATGCGTCAAACCCTTTTACTTGATCTCCACCACCAATAGGATCGGCTTTGATAGGATAATTTTTCTTTAATTTCTTTTTATCGTCTTTCTCTTCATCTTGCTGTTTAGGTTGAACTGGTTCAGCATTACCTTTACTCGCAGCAAATGTTACTCGATGTGGTCTGACTTTACGCTCATGCGTTTCTCCATCAGACCCGATATACTTTTTTATTGTATACTCTGAAGTAGCTACATCTTCTCTTTGGTAGTTTACATTACGGCGACGTAACTGAGAATTTGTACCATGTCCAAATGAATGACCAACTTCTGTAGATATTGGTCCTTTATTCTCTAGGTCTTTAACGGCAATAGATGCAGCAGTAGGAGTTTGACCTTCATCTGGTTCTCTAGAATCAGGATCACCTGCTACTTTATCATCATAGTCAAATGGATCTGTATCGTCATCATCTGTAACGATTCCATCTTTTACTTTTTTGGCTTCGGCAATCTCGCCTTTATTCATCTTAAGTAATTTTTTAAAGTCGGTGTAACGCATAACGTCCTTAGCGGCATTATAGCCTGATTTTTTATCCACAGTAACTCGTGAATCAATAGATTCTTTAATTTTTTGTGGAGTAAGTTTATTGTCATAATCAATACCAACTTCAGTAGCCAAATTAAGCATTTTTGTTAGTATAGAAATAGATTCTGCATTTAATGGTTTAGTTCTTACTTTACGTAAACCCATATTAATTATTTGTTCTGGACTAGACATGCTTTCAACTTTGTCCACACTTAAGAATGAACCAATGATTCTAGCAACTTTTAGTTTATCACCAGATTTAATAGTCTTATTAGATAAAGTCGGGTTTGTTTCTTCTGCCATATCTGCTCCCGCCGTTGCCGGTGTGTAGTCTGCTTCCATGTCTTGGATTTCATGGTCATGATTGTGCCAATAATCCATATGATGTTGGAATTCACCAATGCGTTGTAATGACTCTCTTGCTTTACTATGTGCATCACGCCAAGTTTTTAATTCAGAATCATCTGGTGCTTTACCTTGTTCTAGATGCATATCATTTAATTTCATATATGTATCTGTCGCTTTTAAAGCATTCAATACCGCTACTGGATCATGTTGACCAAAGCGAGTAATAGTTTCTTGGAATGCTTTTGTTGCATCGCCTGAGTGGTGTAGATTCTTAGTTGTATAACCTTTAAACGATATCTCTTTAGGAGCATATCCAGGTTGTATGTCTTCTTTAACTTGTGAATCTTTTAGAGCCTGGTCAGTAGGAGCACCTTCAGATCCAGGTTTACGCATGCGCTCTTTAGAACCTCTTTTGATTCTTTCACGTTTAGCATGAATGTTTGCCCAAAGGCCTTTTTTCTCTTCTACGATAGCCACGTCTTTTATCCATTTTTTACATAGGTTGCCAGATTCATCGATAAGCGTTAGATAATTACTACCTCTATCCATGATCTCATATTGGATTCCGTTTGATTCAACAACTTCACCTATATGATAGATCTCGCCTTTGAAGTACTTTTCTCTTAACTCATCGACACTAAATTTAACTTGCTCTTTGATCCCCTCAAGACCCATGCCTTGACGAAGTTCATTCATTAATAGTTTACCATCAATCTCTCTAATAGAGTTAGGTAAACCTTGTTTGAATGATTTGTAATCACCCTTTGCAGCAGCTACTCTCATTTTAGATGCAGACATTCCAGATGCGTCATCTGAATCAGGATCACGTTCACCTGCAGAGATTACTTGAATGGTATCAAACTTGTATTCTTTACCATTATAGTTATTTAATAGTTTTGTATATTCTTGAACACGGTCTGACCCAGCAACCATGATGATATTCTTATATTTTTTATTCAATAGCTTTGCTGCTTCCATGAAGGTTCTAATCTCTTCATTGGCTGCAACAAAATTTACACCAGGAAACATTAGATTCAAATAATGGATCTTACGTGCAACTGGTAATGGATTCTTTTTCTTGTCTTGGGATCTAGAAGCGTAAACAACATGATCTGCACCATGAGACTGGGCGATCTTTTTGATTGCTTTAAATAGGAGTTCGTGGCCAGTGGTAGGCGGATTGAATCTGCCAAAAGCAAACACTACACTTTTGGAAGGCAATTCTTTGATAAGTTGCTTGTAATTCTTCATTTAAATCCATCTATATAATTAAACTGTATCTATTATTTATACAAGTTTATTAATCAATATTTTAATTATGTTCTTGCCAGTTTACTATACCAACTGCATCATCATTGTTAGTAGTGGCTATTGCTGCTAAGCACCATATGTCTGATACACCTGCTATTGTTCTACCTATTTGTTGACTAAAATCTATGTCATTGGCAGTAATTTGAGCAGATCCACCTGCAACAGATCCAACAAATATACCTTTTGTTATAATCTTCCCACCCGAAAGTGCAGTGGCAGAAGTATCATATTCAACTGTACTATCGGTGCCCGCAGAAGTCCAGCTGTCTCCAGTTAGTGTAGGATTAAGAATAACAGCATATGCAAAAGCTGCTTGTTGTAAACCATACACATCAAATGCTGTTGGAACTACAATAGAGTCTATAGCTGATGATGCCAATCTTAAACATACTAAAGGTGTATATACAAGGTTGCTAAGGTTTTTACCAGTCAGTGATGTTCCTATAGCACGAGTTTCGCTACGATTCATGTAGCCACCCTCTGATATAACTGTGGAACAGATTGCTCTCATTGAAGCTGATGGTCCAGTGCTGGATAGTTCATAACGCAGAGGCAATGTGGCACTGGTCATATAGACTTTGCTTAATAAATTAGCATGATGGAAAGTATGGCAAACAATAAACTGTCCGTCAATAACAAACCCACAACGAACCGATCCTACACCTAACCATTCAATATCGCACCAAAAAATTTGTGCTTTAGAAACATCTAAAGTTATTCCACTGGCTCCAGTCCCATCTAATTTATCACCATTCCAAAAACCTTGAGCAAACTTTTCTGTAGTATCATCTACTGAACCTGAAGTATATTTTCTAATAACAAGATTTTTTGTGGTACCAGCCACCTCAAAGTAAATACCATTCTGTGCTCCAAAATATCCAGCACGTTGAGTAACTCCAGCAGTAGGAGTATTCATAACAAACGTCAACATACTTAATAAACTTTTTCCAGGCTGATAGGAAAATACTTGTTTGCTCTGACGAATTGCTGATCCTGCGCCAGTGGTTGCCATTAGTATAGAACTTTCGTTTGGTAAGAAAGTTGAAGCAGCTGCACCAGTATCAACTTGATCCCACTTAAATGCATTGTCCGAAAAACGCACTCCTCCATCAAATAGAGTATATGGATTACTTACACGCAGTCTACCAAATGCATCTGATTGCGTTGGAGCAAAGAAGCTAGAGTCAGATGTACCCTTAACAAATATAGGATTTGTATCAGAATTAGTTGATGTGTTCTTTGATACTGGAATTGGATTGCCAGAATCGTTTTTAATCTCGCCATCAAATGCTGCAGGGATAGTAAGACCAGTATCTACATAGATAGGATTCTCTGCAGAATTAGTTGATGTATCTTTAGATACTGGAATTGGATTACCAACATCATTTTTAATCTCTTGGTTATTTGTAAATAAGTACGTCATACGATTCTCCAGCCACTTCTGTAAATTAATTGAATGGCGCCGTTATTAATTTGAATTATGAAACCACCGGTGTCATTATCAACAGTGCCTTCAACTGTAATAGGATTTGTCTCTGCATTACCAGATTCGTCTTTTATAATAATCATTCTACCTGAACTAAGTAATTCAGTTGGTAATGTTATCGTTACTGGACCTGCATAATTTACACCAATATAATAATCATCACTACTAACTGTATATGTATTATTAGTTACTAGAGTTGTAGTGTATACAATATCATGCGGGTTTACTTCAGCAAATTCGAATTTCTTAGTCGTGTTGTTATAACGCAAGAAACGCATATCATAAATGGTAGGACGATCAATGTCATCTAACCATCTTAAGTTAACTTCACCGCCACCAGGACCAGCAGCTGCAATACGACCAATCGCCTGTTCTAAGAATTTCATCTTAGCTTGGATGGCCTCCATATTTTTATCAACTAAATCTGGATTTGGTTGTTGGAATGTTTTACCAGTTAGGTACTTATCAACATCTGCTTGAGTATCTTTGATACGTTGTTCTGGAGTTCTGATTACTGGTAATGCAGGAATAGGAGACACTTCAGCAAGCATATCCTCAACAATCATGTCTTCCTGTTTTGCTTCTTGTATTACAACTAGATCTTCTTTAAGTGCAGCAAGTTGCGCAAACAAAGAACCAAGGTCCTCTTTGACGTGGACTTTAGTTTGTTTAACCTTTTGACCAACTAATGTTGTATCTTCAAAGTGCTTTTTGCCTTCAGCAACAACCTTAAATAGATCATTTAAATCACTCATCGTTGCCAACCTTTAATTACATCAGCAGAGAAGTTTGATTTACTAAATTCCATTCTATTAATAATCTTAACAGCACCACCAGTTAGATGGTCAATAGCCACGAATCCTTCTACCCCGGTCACTTTAAATCCATTTGCGGTTTTAATGAATGTACTTATATGACCAGCCTGGTTCATCTTATCGATTATCTTATGTTTCGCAGCTGAGATGAGATTCGCGAGTTCAAAAATCTTCGCGATCTCATTTTGCTGGTGATTTGCGAAAAACGCAAGTATTTTTTTACGCTTCTCTTCTTGTACAGACTTTCCTTTCTCTGTCTTTTTAGTATCGATTTCTTTTTGATACCTATCATAGATCCAGTTGAAGAGGTCTTTAACGTGCTGAGTCGGATTATCAATTGTTTCACCTTTTCTTATCTTAGCATTACCAAAAGTTTTAACTGCCATAAGTAAATCAGCATCACTAGAGATGCCATTTAAAGTTTCTGCTTTAATAGAACTAAACAATGAACCTGCTTTTGACAAGATTGCAGTAACTTCTTTAGTCTCTGCTTCAGTGAATGTAGCAGTACCTGAATAGTCTTTATAATTAGCATCATCCATCCATACGTTTGGATTATGTTTTAAGTTTTGTACTATAGACTTACCAAAGGAAGCCTTCATTGTTTCAAAAGATTCACCAGTATAAGTGGTATGCCAAACAACTCCTATTTTAGCCTTAATAATTGTTTTACCCAATTCCGAAGAAGCAGGTACGGCATAAACGATTGTGTTTGGATGGAATGTAATATATTGTTCATCATCAATGGTTTCCTTTTTTAAATCATCAGTAAACATTAGGTCGCCTTGGTAGACGCCGGATTTAATACCCAACTTACCTAATTCAGTTAAAGCTACTTTTAGTTTTGCAGCAAGATCACCTGAAGTATCAGAATCAATTTCAGATGCAGTCTTATATACCTTAGGTTCTTTATTGAATACACCCTTCTTAGCAACAAAAAACTTGCCATCTCTAGGATCTATACCACAGAAAATAGCTGGAGCACCATCCCATTTTACGGTTGCAGTCACTTTTGATTTGCTATGACCAGCAAGCATATCACGAAGATCTCTTAGGAAGTTAATGGCCTTACGAGCACCATTCACCCCACCATCTAGAAGCAAATCTTCAACATGCTCCATGTGGGTGTTCTTTTCTTCTCTAAGATATTCTTTTAGTTTAAGCATACATATCTCTACCGTCGTGGTTGTGTGCCCAACCCATTTTTTCACAATACGCCCACCATTCTTTACGGTGGTTTTGTTTAATTTTATCTAGAATACTATCATATCTAGTTGCTAGTTCATACCCACGATTAGTGTTTGCATGTCCACCATATGATTTATGCGTATAGATTGTCTTAGCAGTCTTGTGTAACTTACCAAGATGATACTCAAAAGTATCTTTAGATTCTGTTATGTATTCGTTAAATGTTTTCATTCTGGATGCCTTTCGTTATAGTGATCATTTAGTTTCCAATGATACTCTAATTGCTTTCTATCGTTATCGCCAACATGATCTTTAACCGCGTTGTTTAATCTGCGAAATGACATTGTTTGTCTTCTCTTTTGAGAACCGCTGTCATGTCCTGAAGTGGCATTATCTTTTTCTACATTCTTATGTTTGATATGTAGATCCCAAATATGTTGAGGAACGTCGTGTGGGGCTGACTCTTTAGCTTCTACAATGAATTCGTTAAATGTTTTCATTTGACTGTCCTTACACTGCCATCATGGTTAGCGAAGTAAGCTTCAAACTTAACCATTGGGAATTCTGTTTTTAATTTTAGGAATGCTTTTAAGTTAGCCATACTGTCATCAAACAATCTAACCCGCTTAAATCTCTTAGTATTTATATAGTTACGGATAATGATAACTTTCTTAAATGCTACATCATGTACATCATTAATCTTACCAGCCCGTTCTACACGAACTTTATCGATATCGAAACCATGTTTACGGAATGTATTTAGGAATATTTCTTTATTGTCAAAGTCATTACGAGCAGTAACAATAATCACTCGACTATTTGGATTCTTTTCTGCATTCTTAAGAATGATCTTAGCTTTGTCAAGCATCTTACCGATTGGTTTACTTTCTGCATTAAACTTAGCAGCGTCTCTGAATTGGTCATAATCAAATGATTCACCAGCACCTAGTTTGTAGGTATTGAATTCTTGATTGCTTAGACTTTTAACTTTCTTGCCGTTTTTGATTACACCGATCTGAGCAGTGGTATGGAATAGAGTATCATCAATATCGAATATAGTTAAACCACCATCTTGATATTCTTGTTCTTCTTTTAGGTATTCTGAAAATTTCTTCATATTGTTATTATACTACAATTCCTATTAAATGTACACAACTATATTGTAACAATGTGTTATAGTTTTACCTTTGGTTTGATAGTTCCACTAGTTACCCGTTCGATCATAATATCTTTCTTCTGTACTTGCTTAATCTCTTCAATCATACCAAACTTAGCACCGGTACCATTATTAATGAATATCACTTTATGGTTTTTAAAGTAACTATTATACGCAATATTAGAAAATTTCTCTTCAATTTCAGCAAATTCCTTTGGTGCTTTATCTCTCATTGATTGTATAATACCACCTGCAATTTCTGTTCTAGTACCACCAAGGTTTAACTTATCTTTAAGCGCAACTATATCTAAAATTATAGTTGATAATGGTACTGTACCACCAAGTTTAAAGTCAGTAGCAATTCTGTCAGAAGAAACTTTAACAGCCTTTACCTCAAATTTAGATGAGCCAATTAAAATATCAGCACCAGCAGAAGATCCACCACCAAGTTGAGCAGTGTTAACTAAAAAGTAGATTGTAGTCTCACCTGGACCAATGCCCTTTAGATTATACCCATGTAATTTGCTAAACATCTGGGAGTCTTCTCTCTTTAGATCATTAATAAGATTGTTTAATTGGTTCTTATCAATGGAGTTTACTGTCTTTGACAGATCAAACTTTGGAAAAAAATGAAACCAAAATAGATATTGCAGTTCTTTTTTGTATTTTAAAGACTGAAAATCTACTGCCTTAATATTAAAGGAAGTAATCTTTTGTGCTTGTCTTAAGAAATCAGTATTTAAATCAGTAATATCCATTATTATTCCAATGAGTTTATAAGATATTTATAATAGAAAAAGGCTACCGAAGTAGCCTTGTTTTAGAACTTAAATCCTTCGTAGGCTTCCGCCTTCATACCTCGCCCGAAAGATCCCTTATCAAATGCAGGACCATCGTCCTTGTCCTGTCCCGAATCAGATAAACCGGTTTGGGCAGATTCTTCTACGTCATATAGTTTCATCTTAGATCGATCGATACCAAGTACAAATCGTTTATAATAAGATGGATCATTATAACGATTCTTAAGTTGTTTAATCATAACTTGATTCAATTCATCCAACTCTTCAGTACGAATCAAAGCAAACATAAGATCTGCTGTTGCTGGTAAACCGAAAGATTCAGAAGTATCTGTAAGTTCTACATCAGAACTATTGAAACCAGAACGAGTAACCTGAGTTGCGGTCATAATAGGTACGTTATATTCTACACCAAGACCACGAAGCTCTTCAGCGATGGACTTAATAAGAGTATATGAGTTAGCATTAGATCCAGCTTTAATCCTTGCTGATGCACAGATATTCAAGTAATCGATAATCACCAACTCAGGTTTGAACTCCCGTTTCATCTTAAGCTCTTCAAGTAGAGCTCGGAAATGTCCTGAATGTGCACCCGCGGTTGGATACTCTTTGATGATTAGCTTACCTTGAGTCTTACTAGATATCTTGGACATACGGTTATCAAAGGTTTTCTTATCGACTACCTTTAATTCCTGCATGGATAGATTCAATAAGTTTGCATCGATACGTTCTGCAATTCTTTCTTCTGCCATCTCCATCGTAATATACAATACATTACGACCTTGAAGTAGAGTAGACGCAGCAAGATGGCCCATGAATAAAGTCTTACCTGCACCAGTACCTGCAAGTACAACATTAAGACTTTTCTTAGATAGACCACCAGCAGTAATCTTATCCATTAGATCAAGACCGAAGGATAATTTCTCTTCTACTCGGTGATAGAAATCAAAACGGCTGTCAGCATCGTTAATGTAATCATGGCCAACGTGGTTATCAAAACTAACGGCCAAAGCATCAGATAGAATATTCGGGATTGCTTCTTGTGTATGCTGATCATCTTTGCCGTCAATAATTTTAATTGAGTCAAGAATTGCATTGTATACTGCTCTGTCCTTACAAAATTTCTCGGTGTTACTTAGTAACCATTCCTCATTAACTGCATCAGTTGTAAGAGAGTTTACACCATCTTTAAGATTCTTTAATTCAGTCTCAGAGATGTCAGTACGGTTACTAACTTCAATTAGTAATACGTCTTTGGTTACCGGTTTATTAAACTTACTGAAGAACTTCAGGATCTCTTGAGAAAGGATCCTATCAGTTCTATCAGCAAAGTATGATGGGTTTATGAATGGCGCAACTTTTCTACAGTAATCCTCATTCGCTATCAGATTCGATAATATTTGTTTCTCGATTGTCATCCGTTCCGCCTGTATATACTAAATTATTTTCTTTGACACCGCGATCTAATAGTTGCATAATAAAATCACCCATTAGTTTATCTAGATCATTCTTCTGATACTCATTTGTATGCTCTACTACGTCATACTCATAATGAAGTGTTGCACCATCACCGGTATCAGTGAATGAAACTTTACCTAATGTAAATATTATATCATCAAAGTTAGTATTTGTAAACTTTAATTTCACTTGCCCAGTAGGTAAAGTACCGACTTCTTCAAACTCAATCATCTACTAACTCCTCAATAGATTCTAATTCAGCATCAATATCTTCGTCTTTAATAATAGCACCATGTGCAATCTGATAATTATCTTGTACCCATTTTTGGAATGTTTTTTGTTGGAGTATAGGTAACCAGAAGTCTTTAGTATCAGTTTCCTTGATACGATATTTCTTATCTTCTACCTCGCCAGTATCCCCATCAACCTTACTATACCACCCATTTGAGGGTTTAATGACATGTCCTGACTCCAAAGCCATATCAAGTAAACCAGACCACCGAGAGATCCCACCATCAAACTTAACAGACACAGGAATTTTAGATTTTTCACGAACATAACGAGATTTTTCCACATTAATAATAAAGTTGTAACCAAGTAACTCAGTACCATCTTTATCTTGTTGACGACCAAGAATGAAGATATTATCTGCTGAGTAGTATGAACCAGTACCACCACCAACTACGTCTTTAGAATACAATTCCATAGTCTTGTAAGTATGGTTAACTACAATCATTGGAATATCTTTTAGAGATAGATGAGGAGTTACCATACGGAATAGAGATTTGATCTGCTTAGCACGAGACATATCTGCTACTGACTTACCTTCAAGAGCATCATCAACTTCTTTCTTAGAAGCCAAGTTACCAATAGAATCGATAATGATAATCAAATGATCACCACGTTCTACACCTTCTAATTGAGTCATAATATCAAATTTAAGTTGCTCGATATTAGTCAATGGAGTATGGATAACACGTTCAGTATCAATACCGAATGAATCGAAATATGATTGAGGAGTACCAAACTCTGAATCATAGAATAACAATGCAGCATCAGGATACTTATCAAGATACGACTTTGCCATTAACAATGAGAAAGCAGTCTTAAAGTGTTTTGATGGACCTGCCCACATGGTTAGACCAGGAGTTAGACCACCATCCAATTTACCAGACAAAGCAATGTTGATTGCAGGAATAGAAGTAGGAATCATATCTTTCTTCTGGAAAAATTTAGACTGAGCAAGAATTGCAGAGTCCTTGATGGTTGAATTCTTTTTAATTTTATCTAATATGCTCATAGGTATCCTTAACTTGATTTGTATAACTATTATATACTATTGTGTCTTTTAAGTACAATTTAAATTTCTAAAAACTTTTGAAATTGATCAATCATCATCATACCAGATTGTCGCTTTAATTCATTCCCATTATCATCTAATAAAACACATACGGGTACGCTACGGATTTTATATTGAAGTGCCATATCAGATTGTTCTTCAATGTTTACGCTTTCAATAGGAATATCGCCTTTGTAATATTCCTCAATAATGCCAGTCAGAGCCTTACAAGGTGCGCACCAATCAGCATAAAATTTTAATACTTTCATAATTACTCCTACGGGTTATTCTTTGAATGTGGTACGTCAAATACAAAAGTAACTCTTACTTCATCACCAACGTTTTCTGTACCATGCTTTAATTTATTATTGAACCATAGCAGAGTTCCTGGTTCAACGATAACGGATTCATCTCCTACAGTATATCTATAACTACCTTGGATCGCGAGATGGTAACGATCCCTTGTTTGATAATAACTACCAATGTCAATATGCTGACCAACTTTACCACCAACAGGTAGAGATAGGAAACCACATCGACTGAACTTCTTAAAATTTCTTGATAGGAAACCCATAATTTCTGTATGGTGTTTAGCAGCAGGAGTAGGAATACAGATCTCAGTATCGCCAACATACTCATCCTTTGACCTTACTCCACCCATAACAAGTTGAAGAACTCCAGCTTCCACTTGAGGGAAGCCATAGTTCAACATAGAGTCAACACCTTTAATTTTATTCTGTCCACCCCAGTCTTCAGGGTATTGTTTAAGCTGCTTTAATATCTTAGAGACATTAATACCAGTTTTAATAATTCTAATATTTTCCATTAAACGCCCGGTACTACAACAAATTTAACACCGGCTTCTATCAACATGACCTTAGTTTTTTGCCATGACTCAATCCAAAATGGTTTGATGTTTACACAAGACTCAGCCACGAATACTACACCAATTCCAGTTTGAATGATACCTTTTGCACATTCAGAGCAGACGGGCAAACCCCATACGTAGAGATGGGATCCCTCGAGGGAGATACCTGATCGAGTAGCATTATATATTAAGTTCATTTCAGCATGAACTACCAATGAATGTTTTAAGTCTCTATTGTTGAGACGTTCGTCAGTATCTTCAATACCTCGGGGAAAACCATTATATCCACCAGATAAAACTCGTCTAGTATTTGGATCAACTGCTACTGCACCAACTTGAGTAGATGGATCCTTACTCCAAGTAGAATATTCTTTTGCTATATTAATAAAGCGAATATCCCACTTCCATTCAGACTGTGTTTCAGGTGGATAGTATTTTGTCATTACTTACCTAAACGGGCAAGAATTGCATCTAGTTTTGCTTCAATTTCAATTAAACGTTCTTCAAGTGTTTTCATTTTTTATATCCTTGTTCTTTTAAATTTACATTCTTAGCACCTTTAGATGCAACATAACCTTTACGGTTCCATGTACGTTGAGACTTCTTAGGTTCAATATACGGTAATACTGTTACTTTAATTTGATCCATGACTATCTCCTAGTAAGCTTTATAAACATAAACATCAAAATATTCTGCATCTGCTACTGCAACCGTATAACATGGATTACCACGATATTTAGCACGAGCAGGATTAGAAGCAGAACCTAAACGACCTTTAAGAACTACACGTTGCTTTTTGTATGCAGTCTTATTAGTTTGTTTAACTAAAAACTTAAGTTGATCCAAATTGATAACATCATCAATGTTGTTTAGATTAACGCTAAAGCGATAATCCTGTGAGGTACGTTTTTTAAGATTTTTTAAATTTAACATGGTGTATTTCCTTCTCAATTAATCATTTAATAGAATCATTATATCATAATTAAGAATTAATGTACACACTTATTTTAGTTATTTTCAATTAAATTGAAGTGTCGTTCATATACATGGAGTGAAGCTACATTCCAATATATATCACCAATAGGTAAATCTAGATCTTCACATACGTTTTCAAGTACATATTTCTGCCATGCAAAATCATTCTTGTACCCAAATACAGCATCGTTAGATCGCATATAAACTAATGCATTGACTTTACCATCACGAACCAAATACTGTACGGTGTTAGTGCACATAAAATCAGACATACCATCTTTATTATAGTCATCATGCATAGATGGACGATTGTAGATCATGGTAGCTCTACGAGAGTCTGGATTAGCTTTCAATTGGTTAACAACATTAAGATACTGATAACCATTATCCTTTGAATAGATACACCAACCGTAGTTAGAATTGATTAGACCTTCAGGTGTAGCAACCATCTTCCAGATCGCTGGGGGACCTCCTGGGATGTCGTTTACGTTTAAGGACATGGAAGTATACCAATCTAATTCGCGTGCCACGTACTCCTGGTTAACCGTACCGAAGATTGCTGGTTCATTAGCAATGAAGGATGCATTAAGGATCTCAACAGTTTTTACACCTGTTTTATCAGTAACAAAGACCTCATTCTTGAGATTCTCGGCAAGGATCCTACGAATATTACTTACTCCGTAAATCATTATTAATCTCCTTTGGTAAAGGTTTGTTAAAGATATCACGATCAGCTTTTTGACCGGGTACTTGACCGCGAAT